AGAAGGTTCTGAGGGTACGGAGGCGAGACTTCCGCTGCCGGAGGAAGTGGTTTCGATTATCGGAGCGGTTGCAGAAGCGCAGGGTTGATGTTTGATGATGAACGGATTTGAAAGGAGAATGAAACATGCTTAAAAAGACCATTACGTACACGGATTTCAACGATGTAACACGAACCGAGGACTTCTTTTTTAACATTTCCAAGGCGGAAGCCATGGAGTTGGAAATGACGCGAGCGGGAGGTTACTCGGCTTTTCTTGAGAGGATTGTAAACGCGCAGGATAATAAACAAATCGTAGAGGTATTCAAGTCTTTTATATTAACGGCGTATGGCGAAAAATCTCCTGACGGCAAACGATTTATTAAAAGTAAAGAGTTGTCGGAGGCTTTTTCGCAAACGGACGCGTACACTCAGCTATTTATGGAACTTGCTACGGACGGGAAAGCCGCAGCAGTGTTCTTCGCCGAGGCCCTGCCTAAACACAAGTAATGTAGCGATTGGAGATGAAGCGAGTGCTTACTGTGACCATCCCTGCGATGGAGCTGTTTGATGAGGACAAGCAAGAATTTGTTTATATTCGTGGCGTAGAATTGCAATTGGAGCACTCGCTTGTCTCTTTAGCCAAATGGGAATCAAAATGGCATAAACCGTTTCTTGGGAAGGATTCCAAAACGGACGAGGAAACGCTGGATTACATCCGATGCATGACGATAAGCCAGAATGTCTCGCCGGAGGTATATTATCGTATACCGCACGAGGCGTTTGTACAGATAACGGGGTATATTAGCGAACCTATGACGGCGACATGGTTCTCGGAGCATGGGTCCGCAAAGCGGAATAGCGAAATTGTTACCGCAGAAATCATTTATTACTGGATGATCGCCCAAAACATACCCATGGAGTGCCAGAAGTGGCATCTAAACCGGTTGATAACCTTAATCCATGTATGCAGCGTTAAGAACCAGCCTAAGAAGAAGATGGGGCGCGGCGATATGCTGTCACAAAGAAAGGCGCTTAACGAAGCGCGTAAATCACAGTTGAATACAAAGGGGTGAGGATGTATGGTCGATAATTATGAAGCTCTTTCATGTGCGAAGTGCGGTTCTGCGTTTTTGGGACGGAAACCGGCGGAGGGCGGCGCTATCCTTTGCCACGAATGCATGAAAGCCGAAATGCTGCAAGAGCTGCAACGCGGCGCGGAAGTGCCGGGAACCGTTGCCAGTGAGATGGAAGGGGGCAAAGGCGATGCCGAGTAGACGTAACTCGCCGTTGATTGCGTACACGCGCACCTCCCCAAACTGTACAAGCCCGCGTAAAGCGGAGGTTCGTAGGTTGACGCCGCATTGCGTAGCCGGAAATCTCTCGATAGAGGCCACGCTTGGGCTGGATAGGTTTACGCGGTACGACCCAAACGCGGGCGCTTCTTGCAATTACGCCATTGGCTCCGACGGGCGTGTCGGTCTGGGTGTGGACGAAACAAAACGCGCATGGACAACGTCGAGCGCCATAAACGACAACGAAGCCATCACGTTTGAAATCGCGAACAACGGAGGCGCGCCGGATTGGCGCATGAGCGATGCGGCTGTTAACGCGTGGTTGGATTTGGCGGTCGAGATCGCAAAGTTTTACGGGTTTAAAAGTGTGGCGTATCAGCCTAAGCCGTCTACGGTTACGACTGCGCAAGTTGAGCAATGGATTAAGTCTTGGGCACCGTCCGACGCGATGATTATTACACTGCATTGTTGGTACAAGAACAAAGAGTGCCCCGGCCCATATTTCATCCGTCAGCTTCCGTGGCTTGTGCGGGAAATGAATAAGCGGTTGGCGGGGCTTACGGCGGAGGCGTTTATCGGTGAATGTGTCGCACCGCCGAAAGAACAAAGCGTTGCGCCGATGCCGACGCTGTTTACGCCATATTTGGCGACAATTACAGCGGAAGCTTTGAATGTTCGCACAGGACCGGGAACGACATATACGGTTGTAACGGTTCTTCGCAATGATAAAAATACTTACACCATTATCGAAGAAGCAAAGGGGCCGGGGGCGACGATGTGGTGTCGGCTCAAATCGGGGCTTGGATGGGTTTCGAAGGACTTCATACAAAAAAAATAAGGGGCGGTTGGCATGGTGACGGTCAAGCACAGCGGCGACTTTCGCAACCTGGATCGGTTCTTTACGAACGCTAAGAGGGTGGATATTCGCAGCATATTGGCGCCGTATGGCAAGCAAGGGGTGCAAGCGTTAGCCGCCGCCACACCAAAGGACACAGGGGAAACAGCGAGCTCTTGGGGTTACGAAATTGTAGCCAACAAGGGCTCCTTTTCTCTTGTATGGGCCAATTCAAACATGAAAAATGGTATCCCCATAGCGATACTTCTACAATACGGGCACGCGACACGGTCGGGCGCTTATGTGCAAGGTGTGGATTACATAAATCCGGCGCTGCGGCCTATATTTGACGCGATTGCCGAACATGCATGGCGGGAGGTGACCGGGCGGTGACTTCGATAGACGAACGCATTGTTAACATGCAGTTTAACAACAAGCAGTTTGAGGAGGGCGTGCAAACAAGCGTCAAGTCGCTTGACAATCTTCGCAAAGGTTTGGACGACACCGGGAAGGGCGATGGACTTTCCGCTATCCAAACGGGCGTCGGCATCATCTCTGAACGGTTTTCAACACTCGGCGTTATAGGTATTACTGCTTTACAAAACATCACCAACTCCGCCATTAACGCGGGGAAGCAACTTTTGAACTCACTGGCGATTAAGCCGATTACGGATGGCTTCGCAGAATACGAGCTCAAAATGGACTCCGTGCAGACGATTATGGCGGGCTCCGGCGAGTCGCTGGATACGGTTAATAAGTACTTGGAAGAATTAAACGTTTACGCGGACAGAACGATATATTCGTTCAAGGATATGACCAGCAACATCGGTAAATTTACAAACGCCGGGGTTAAGCTTGAAGATGCTGTTCTGGCCATACAGGGCGTTAGCAATGTGGCGGCGTTATCCGGCGCAAACGCCAACGAAGCTTCGCGCGCAATGTATAACTTTTCGCAGGCGCTTTCGTCCGGATTTGTAAAGCTCATTGACTGGAAGTCCATCGAAAACGCCAACATGGCGACGGTTGAATTTAAGAACCAGCTCTTGGAATCCGCTGTAGCGGCCGGAACAGTGAAGAAGAACGCCGATGGCATGTATCAGGTGTTGACAGCGAACGCGCAGGGCAAAAAGATGCCCATGGTAATCGATGCTACGCATAACTTCAACGATAGTTTGCAATACCAATGGATGACCACCGAGGCACTTGTTGGGTCATTGCGAGATTACGCCGATGAAACAACGGATATTGGTAAACGAGCATTTGCAGCGGCGCAGGATGTTAAGACATTTTCGCAGCTGATGGACACTGTCAAGGAGGCAATTGGATCCGGTTGGGCGAAGTCTTTCGAATTGGCGGTTGGCGACTTTGACGAAGCGAAAAAGCTGTTTACGAATGTCAACAACGTTGTAAGCGGGTTTGTAGACAAAATGTCCGACGCGCGCAACGATTTGCTGGGCGGAGCATTGACCAGTGGATGGAAACAACTGATGTCCAAAGGCATTACAAGCACGCAGGACTTCGAAGCCGCAATTGCAGAAACCGCGAAAGAGCACGGTATATTCTACGACAAAATTATTGAGCGCGAGGGATCGTTTATCAACTCCTTGAAAAGCGGATGGGTCACATCGGATATTCTCAAGGAGTCAGTCGGTATGCTTGCGGACAAGTTCCGCGATTTGTCGGACGAACAGTTGATTGAAATGGGATACAGCCGTAAAGCCGCTGATGAAATGCTGGAATTGGACGAAGCTGTGAAAAGCGGCGCTATATCCATGGAGGACTTTGCCAAGAAGATTGCCGGAGCGTCCGGCCGGGAATTGGCGATTGAGGGTATAGCAAACGCGCTTAAATTTGTCGCGTCCATTCTTAAACCGATTGGCGACGGCTTTCGTGAGATATTCCCGCCTCTGGCTGCTGATAGGCTTTACGAAATGATAAGCGGTTTCAAATCGTTCACCGATACACTCAAAATAAGCGACAAAACCGCAGCCGATATTAAGAGCACCTTCAAGGGTATATTTGCTGCTTTTGATATCGGCGGTCAGTTTATAAGCTTTTTAGCCGGAAAATTTGGCGAGCTTATGCAAGCCATGGCGCCGGGCGGCGGCAAGTTGCTGGCGCTTACGGCGGGGATCGGCGAGTGGATTGTTGGGCTTAACGACGCC